TGGATTTAGAGGAACATCAGCTATCAGAGATGCTGTTGATGAAACTTGGAAATTATCTAAACCGACCCAAGAACAAATCAATAAGGTAGGTCGTAATAGTAGATTTATTACTATCGAAAAATCTAGGTCTGGAAGAATGGGCACTCAAATGATAATGAAGATGAAGGATGATCTTACCTTTGCTATCGCTGATTACACTCCTGAAGTTTCTGCTGATTCTGGATCTCCTACCACTGTTCAAGATAAGGTTCTTCAAAAGTTAAGAAAAATTCATCCTGAAACTTACACCATAAATCAAATGATTCACGATCCAATGGTTGATGGTAAAAATGCTGCAATAAGAAAATCGTTCCAAAGATTAATCAAAAAAGGTCTTATTGAACTTATAGAAGATGATAATTCTAATAAGTCTTATAGAGCAGTCCTCGCACGGGGAGAGGGTGCATATCTTGTCCCATTAGAAGAATCTTAGTCATACCAATAGATTTCGGTGGGACAACTGTATGAGACAAGATAGATTGTCCCATTGTTTTTGGAGCGTAGGACAACTTTACTTGTCCCATACCCTTGTCCCATACCAAATCAATGTTGTGGAGCGTGATTATAAAGAATGGGACAATTTCAGCCACTCTCCCCAGGGAAAATACTCTTTAACATTAATAAAGTATCAATGTATCGAATTTGTGATAACATTAGTTAAAAAGATATTTATGGCTGAAGCTGGTAAAAAACCTCACGGAAACAAAAAGTATTATCACGTTCTTATAGATATAAACAGAGGCGAACTATTTGATGAATACATTCGTACGAAATTAAAAATCAAACCCACTTCTTGGATAAGAGATGTTGTTTATAATTTTTTACAAGACAAGATTGATAAAGAAGTGTATGATGAAGCATTGAAAAAAGATCAAGAAAACTGGAATAGAGCAATTCAAAACCGATTACAAGGTAGAGCACTTTCTAGGATTCTTAATTCAATCAAGAAAAAAAATGAGTGATTCCAAAAAACTAAAAAAATTAAAAGAAATAAGACGTAAAGACTTAGAAAAAAATCTTTTAGACGTAGAACTAAAAGGTTATGACCATTATATTTTTATTAATGACCGCAACAAAGCTCAAGTTGTTTCAAAACAAGGCGGTTGGGTTTCAGAGCATATTCGTACGGCAATTCTAAAATTTAATTTTGAGATTGATAAGACTGACTCTATGGTAGTCAAAGATTTTGAAAGAAAATATCTTAACGAATACGAAAAAACTTTTTCAAAGGATGCCTAGGTTTAGGTTTTTCTTTTCTCATCTCTGCTACAACACGATTAGCTTCTAATTCTATAAGTCTATTTAATAAAGAAGCCATAAAAATATCTTGGTCAAACTTTTTTCTAACAAGATGAGTGCAATATCTTTTTATATCAACCAAATCATCAGCTTTCATTATTTCTCTACATTGCATTTCAATCTCTAATTCCAACTCTGGAGGTGCTGGTTCGATGTCTATGTTGAGAAATTTAGTAATTTTCATGTTGTAGGAAAAAGTTGTTTTTCTAAAATTTCAACCGCCTTATCATCCAAAGTATTGGTAGTTTGCTTTGCGATTGATTTTAATAAATCAACTACTAACCTCTTAACAGCAGTTGTTGTTAAAAAGGTCATTAAAATGGGTTTTAAAATTTTGTACATAAAAAAGATATATGTTCTTACCCAAACATACCAAAGATTAGTCTTTTTGACCTTCCATACGACTTACGGCTCTTTCTAATCTATTTATTCGGCTAAATAATTCAACAATATCTCTATCTCTTCTATTACTTATGTTCGATAAAACCATAACAAAGGCCGTAGCTGCTGCTCCTATTAAGGCTGCATATATCTCAGGCATGAATTTAAGCTATAGTTATGTTTAGTATGCCTAAAATTTTGTCTCATGGTTGAAGAAAAGAAAAAAAATGCCTTTCAAAAACTTAAGGAAGGTTTAGATGACAAAGAAGAGCAACTAGCAATTATTAGCCTTTTTGTCAGATTGGGTGTTGTCGTTTGGAGTGGTTTTATAGTCACGCTAAACTACATCTCGATCCCAGGGTACAGTTCAGAACCAAAAGATATAACTTTTCCTGCAAGTTTGCTAACAGGTGCATTAGCAACTTTTGGTCTTGAAGGATCAAAGAAACGTAGTGAGAAAGACAGTAAAGTTGCAGAAAATGGAGGTATGGTTCAGACTATAAGGGTAGTAACACCTATTAAAATAGAAGGTGCTGAAGTAATCGACCCAAAAACTAAAAAATGAAAAAGCTACTTCCATTATTATTGCTGGCATCTAGTCCTGTATTAGCCGACATAAAACAGGAGTTTGTAACTTCTGCTCAGATAACAGTAGATATGCCTTATGTAGTAACTAACAAGGTAGGAACTACATATTCACTAAGCGGAAATAATATTACACCATCTGTAACTGTAGGAGATACCACAACAGCAGGAAAGATTGGTGGGATCAATGTTGGATCGTTAACTAATGGCGTTCCAGCAATGATTCAAACAGATACTACGGTAACCACTAGCGGTTCAGCGTTCTCAAAAACGGAATCGGTAATTATGGGTGACGCTACACCATCTACCGTCACCCCTTCCAGTGGAATAGCAGCATTACCAGTATTAAGTGGACAAACTACTGTTGGATCAGGCGGTACTGCTGGTACTCTTGCTTTAACATCATTAAGTTCTGGAGTTCATACCTGTACTGCTGGTGGATCGGGTACAAGCTGCATAGGATCTACTAAAGTTACTATTACGATTGACTAGACTTTACTGGTTAGTTTTACTATTATTACCTATAAGAGCCGTTGCTGTGCCTGTTGTGCCACAGTTTCGTAGTGGTAGTTCTACAACATCGAGCACCTCTGAATCTGTAATTAATGAAACGATCACAAGTCATCAATATCGTACAGGGTACTCATATTCTGCGTCAGGACATAATATTGAAAGTTCCGATCTTAACGGATATATTAACCCTACAGCTACAACTCTTACAGAACAGACAGTTGGAGGGGTAAATTTTAGTTGGACTTCGCCAAACTTAGATGCTGTACCAAGATGGAAAATAACAAATGGTGGAGCAGCCTTTTCTCTTCAAGAAACTCTAATAACTCCAGGGTTAGATACAGTAACCACAATAACAAGGACAATAAATTCAAGCACTACAACAGAAACTACAACTACTTTTGGGCAGTAGCTTTATTAATAATCCCTGTAAAGCCAGTCATAGCCTCGACTACAGTCGCCTCGCCGTCAAGTAATGCCCAAGGTGTAGTGAACAATAATGCAACCATGATAACACCTTCTTCTATGCCATCTTTTAGGATGAGTCAGGGTATTGTCTGTGCTTCTCCTAGCCTTACAATTACTCCCTATGTAACAGATGCTCATACATTTTCATTACCTAGAGAAACTGTTACCAGACAAAATATCTATGACGAAACTACTGGAGAAATAAAATATGTACAGGAAACTCCTAGATTCGAGAAGGAAAACTTTAATTTAAATTATGGAATTTCTGCTCAGATAAATATTCCACTAGGAAAATCTCCTGCTCTTTGCCATGAAGCAACAGCAGTAAATATTGAAGCTCAAAAGTTATTGATAAAGAAAACTAAAATGGAGATAAGTTTATATCGCTTGGAAATGTGTGCAAAACAGGCGAAATTAGGTGTAACTTTCAAACCTAATACTCCTAGTGCTATTACCTGTGAAGATATTGTTGTTACCATTCCACCAGGTCAAGTTATCCCACATACTCACAAATTAAAGTAGATAAGTCACGGGTATTACACTTATCTACGGATTATTATTTTACATCTTTTTTCTTCTTGGTCAACTTTGTCACGATTTGCTTCACTAAGGGACGGACAAGCTGAAGTACCAATGGTGCAGAAGCACCAACCAAAGCAAGGCTAAAAACCCCAACAAACTGTGGAGCAGACGGAATGTATTGATCTTTCCATTCAACTGCTTCATAGAGAGTTATACATTCACTCCCATCTTGCCCTCTTTCATGCCCAATAACACGTTCTAGCTTTTTATCGTTACGAAAGTCTCCTACTCTCTGGTCATTTTTACCAGGACAGGGAGGAAAATCTGGTGGTGGAGAGTCTGGTGGTAAGTCAGGAATCTTTGGTTGCTCTGTTTCTGGTAAAGGCGGTGAATCGTTACTAATAGGTGCTTCTTCTGTTATTACTAAGTTCTCAGGAGAATAATCAAGCGGTATAAAGCTA